GGCGCGCTGGAACAGGTGATGGAGCGGATCAAGCCGGCGACGTTCGTGCTTGACCCAGGCGACTACAAGGACAAGCTGCCGCCGTGCCATGTCGTTGAGACGCGGGTTCAGCTTGCGGATCGCGGACCATACGAGAAGATGAAGCGCGACTACGTGGTCAAGTTCGGCGACGACCGCGTCATCGCCCAGAACGCCGCGTCGGTGACGACCAAGCTGCAACAGATGGCGTCAGGGTTCGTCTACAACCGCGAGGGGCCGCTGCCGGTGCATTGGTTCAGCAGCCATAAGTTCGACCGGCTGGCGGAACTGCTGGACGAGAACCAGCGCGCCAACACCATCGTGGTGTACAACTACCAGGAGGAACTAGCCGAACTGCGCCGGCGCTTCCCGCACGCCCAGACCATCGAAGACAAGGATGTGATCGAGCGGTGGAACGCGGGCAAGGTCGAACTGCTGCTGGTGCATCCAAAGTCCGCCGGCCACGGCCTGAACCTCCAGCACGGCGGCTGCCACATGGTGTTCGTGTCGCTGCCGTGGTCGCTGGAACTGTACGAGCAGACGGTCGGACGCCTGCACCGCGGCGGGCAACGCCATGCGGTGTGGGTCTACGTGATGCTGACCGAAAAAACTATTGACGAACGCATCTGGGCGGCCCTTCACGAAAAGCGTGCCGTGTCAGACATAGCAATGAAGGAGTTGAAGAATGAACAAGGTTGATTGGCGGTCGCTGGCCGCCACGCTCACGTCCATGTCGGAGGCCGAGGTCAAGCGCCTGCTGGACGACGAGATGGCGACGCGCCGCCGCATCGGGATCGTGCGCCGCCTGCACCAGCGGTACGCCATGCTGCGTAACGCGCGGGAGCGCGCCGAACTGATGGCGAGGCTGGGCGCATGACGGACGCAGTCAATCCCGACCACTACAAGGTCGGCGGCATCGAGACGATTGACTACCTCCAGGCCAAGCTATCGCCAGAGGAGTTTGCCGGCTACTGCCGCGGCAACGCGCTGAAGTACATGAGCCGCGCCGGGCATAAAGACGCCACGGTGCAGGAGATTGGCAAGGCTATCTGGTATTTGCAGTGCTGGCGGGACAGTCTGATTCACACAGACACACCCACGTAGAGTTGTGCGTCTCAATTGCCTTCACCGTCTCAGCGGTGTCCGTCTTGCTGTCGTAGCTGATCGGCTTGGCGATGCGGCAGTAATCACCGACGAGCGCGGTCGAACCTGTCACGCAGCCGGTCAAGACGAGCGGGATCGTCAGCGTCCATAGCGGCTTCAGCCTTGGCAACATTCGCATCAAGTTGCTCCTGTGCATCCTGACGCCCTTGCGCCCGCAGCTTGGCGTTTCCGAAATCGGTAAACACCCGGTCAAGCAGCGACAGCAAGAGCGTCAGGAGTTTGATCACGCCTCAGGCTTTTCCATCAGGAACACGGCGGCAAGCCCAGCCAGACCGGCAACCGCAGCGGAGATGGCTTCCCACTGCACGTCGGTCAGGCCCAGCGCCAGCGCGAGGCTGGCGACGCCGGCGTAGGTGCTAGGCTCTTTGAGCCGGTTCACAAGCCAAGAAACAAACTTCATGTCATTCTCCTTTGGGGTATTGCTTCCACGGTAATTCCCAATGTGGGCCGTCCTTGAAAGTTCTCCAGTCACCGCCCCAGACAATCGGGACTTTTTCGTGCGCCGCGGCAGCCTTCACGATCTTGGCCAGACGGTGATACAGCGGCCAATCCCACGACACGGTGCCGCCGATCATCGGCGCCAGATCGACGGCGTGGCCGGTCAGGTGCCGGGAGTTCAACGTGCGGGTCGCGCCCTGCGCCAGCAACTGCTTCTGCCTGGGCAGCGTCCGCAGCCCCTCCAGCACGGTGAAGTCCAGACTGGACAGGGCAGCAGCGCGGCGAACGACGCGCACCAGATCAGGATGCACGTCCTGCAAGCGGGCGATAGACCGGGGGCCAAGGACAATGCTCATTGCGTAACGCCCATGCGTTTTCCGTACCGGAAGGTATAATACCACAGAAGGTCGATCACAACCCAGCCTTTCTGCGCTTGTACGTCAGGAAGTCCGCGCCTTCCTGCACATCCTCAAACACGCTGACCGCCGGGGCAGCGCCGTTGCGCGGCGTGATGACCGTGACCACTGACTGCCCGCTGCGCTGTTCTGCGAACTGGCCCTTGAGTGCGTAGTCGTCGCTCTCCTTGTAGCCCTTGGCGCGCACCAGCGTGTAGCGCCGCCCGCCTGCGAACTCGCCCTGGCCGGTGCCGAACGTATGCCTATGAAACGCGGCGTAGATGTCGGCGTGTTCGTCAATCATTGCCGCCCGCTTCAGGCCGTGCAACTCGTTGTACATTGAGTGGCCCTTGAAGTCGTGCCGCGCCCAGACGCGGGTGATACCGCCGCACGGCGACGCCAGTTGCAGCTTGGCGTCCCAATCGCGCATCAGGATGCGTTCGGTGTTCATGCCGTCGAAGATGCGTTTGCCGTAGTTCCATGTGTCGTGGTTGCCCAGAATCCACACCAGCCAGTTGACGCCTAGATGCTTCAGCGCCCACTCGACCAGTTCCCAGCCTTCTGATACCGTGGCCGACTGTTCGCCGTACAGGCGTTCAAGCCTGCCCACCCAGTTGTTGATCGAATCACCGCCGTTGGCGCCGTACAGCCCTTCGGTTTCGGCGCAGATGCGCGCGTCACGCTCGAAGCCGACCAAGTCGCAGAACGGGTCGTCAAGGTGCGGATCGCCAAACCAGCAGATGGCGTATGGCCCTTTGATCGGTATCCGCACGGTCTGCCAGGCTTGCGCCTGCGCATGTGCGATCCGCAGCGCGTTGCGCTTTTTCATCAGCGCCAGCCGTTCTGCAAACGGGAGATCGGCTGGCGGCAGCGGGTCTGCCTTGGGCGTGTCGAGCGACAGAACCGCGGCTGTCCGCGCCACATGACGGCGGCAAGCGTTCTGCACCGCCGCACGGCTGACGTTCAGTCGAAGTGCTGCTGCGTTCTGACTGCCGAGATCGGCGGCTAACTCAGCAATTTTGGCGTCGCCCTCTGGGTCAACGTCGTACTGATTGACTGCCATGAATCACCCTACAAAGCAGTCTTTCAGACCGCGGTGGTTAGCTAATCTTCATTACGATAGTGACCAGCAGCATGATGATCGTACCCGCCGCGCCTACGCCGATGTTCTCCAAGCGTTTCAGCCGCGCACAGATGCCGTCATACCGCAAGGCGCACACCTCCTCATGCGTGTTCAGCCGCGCTTCGGTCTGGTCGATGGTCGTCACGTCAGCGCCTCATCAAGTCTGTGTTAGCGTTGGTTGCGTTGCGCGCGTTCTTGCGCCATCACGTTCTGCTGCGCAACAGGCGACAGAACGTAGAAGCCTGGGCCGCCGGGCTTTATAACGCCGCCGGGCTGGGCGGCGCTTACAAGCGCGCGGTTCGCTTGGCGGCGCGTCATTTGGTTGGATACACCTTTTGCGACCGCGCCAGCAGCTTGAAGTCCACCTAAAGCAACAGCACCCTCAGGAGACAAAGTAGCCAACCCGCCATATCCCGCGCCATAGATAGGCAGTTGATCTGCGAATTTGCGGGCGCTGGGAGATAGTTTTCCCAACATTACCAAAGTTTTTTGCGTAGCGGTTCCTTTGACAACTTTCTCAATTAAGTCTTGAGTAGGTTTGTCAAACTTTGCAAACGTGCGTTTGTTTTTGTATATATTACGAAATTCATCCCTTAACGCTTGTGGAAATGATTTAGTTGCGTCCAGCGGCGACGAAGCGTCAGATGCTTTTTTAAACGCATTTTCAATCGTTTCAGTTTTATACCCTGTTGCGCGGGTGGTGCGAGCTTGTTTGATGAGCGCAGCCGCAGCGGCGGGGTCGCCCGACGTTGTCTGCGCTGGCGTCAAACCATCCATAAAGTCATCTATCAGATCATCAATGACCGTGATTACCGAACGTTCGTCGCTGTCAACGCTTGAAGTGCCACTTTTATTGTAGGGAAGATCGCGAATTTTCCTCCTAAATTTTTCCAACATATCAAACGATATTGGTTTGCCAGATTTTACATCAAGCATTTTTAGTGCTTGATTGACTACTTCGTCAGTATCAGGATCATACGGTAAATTTTGTACGCCTGCGCGAACTTGGGTCGCCAAGTCAGTCATTGCTTGCGGGGCAATGTTGACGTTTGCGGCTTTCATTTGTTTGTATAGATCGGAAGACTCTTTTACTATCTCACCCGCAGTTACCAATTTTGGCTTAGGCGTACCGGCCTTGAACCCTGCACCGCCGCCCGCCAGACCCAGACCCAGCAGCGCCGCCGGGTTCGTCACGTCAAGGAAGTTTGACGCAACGGACGGTGCGCCTGCTGCGCCCGCGCCCGCCGCAGCCTGACCGCGAATGTTCTGGCCCATAGCGCGCATGAAGTTCCGCGCCTGGGGTGATGTTGCTTTGCTGGCCAATGTCTGGAAAGCCTTGGCTTGGCCCGCGCCGCCAACGGCGCCGGACAGAACATCGCTGAACACCTGTTCGCCTGGCGTCTCCGGTGCGCGGGTTGCGCCGATGCTTTGGTATCCCTGCTGCATGGCTTCAGACGGTAGCGAGACGCGCTGGCCGCCGAACAGCGGCGCGGCAAGGTTGTAGGCGCTTGTGCCAAGATCACCGAGGCCCAAGGCCAGCACACCGCCCGCAGCGCCAAACGGAGCGCCGACGCCAGCAAAGGGTGCGCCCGCCATCGCGCCCATACCCGCGGCAGTCGCGTAGGGCAGCAGCGCGTTGGCGGCAACGCCGGCCACTTGCGTGGCTTTATCCATACCCGTGCGCGGGGCTTTGGTGCGCGGCATTGCCTTCTCAACAACGCCCAGCCCCGCGTAAGGGTCTGCGCCGCCCTGTTCGTAAGTGCCTAGCCCGGCGTAAGGATCGTTCTGTTTCATTGTCGAACCATGACCTCCCCGTTGTCCGAACGTCTCCAACGCTTGATGTTAGGGTTGGCGCGTACCTGTTCTGGCGTCAAAGTTGGAATTACTGGCGTCTTTTTCGGTGCGGCGTTGCCGCCCTTGGTTGGTGTCTTAGACTCCAGTCCTTTAAGCCGTTCCATTTTAGTTTTAAGTTGCTTCCACGCCGCCAATCGCGTGTCCGCAGGAACAGACGGGTCTTCCATTTTACCTTTCAACCGCTCAAACACTTTGCGGTCTTCGTTAGATATGCCGGCGCCCAACTTGCCGTCTGGCGCCAACGCCAGCATCAAATCAGCACCAATAACTTCAAGCGCGGCAATGTTTTCCATACCGGGGGTAGAACCGCCGCCGTATTCCTTTGGTATGAACGCCATGATGTCCGCGCCCAGTTTTTCCGCGCCGCCGCTTGTCGAACCTTCGATAAGTTTGGCCACCGGGTCGTCCCCAGTTTCAAAATCAAAGCCGGTAATTTCCTTGAACTGCTCAACCGTCCGCGCGCGTTCTGCGGCAGTGGCCGCTTGCTGAATGGTTTTAGGCGCGCCAGCAGGCGCGGTTCCGCCGCCGCGGACAGGTGTTCCGCCGGGTCTAGCGCCGGTTTCAATATCACGCATAGCCGCCGCAAGTACGGGAACTTGCGCCGCGGTAATCGGGGTATCAAGACCAATACCCAGTTTACCCGCGACGTAAGTTTTATAGCTATTACGGCCAGCTTCTGGATTTTCCTTAGATGCCGGTGTATACTTATCAATGATCTTGTTTACCGTGTTAATGCCTCTGCCGACATAACTGCGGCGCAACATATTTTCCTGCGCGGCGATTCCTGCTTGCGGCGTATCAAACGTAGCAAATCTGCCACTAGCGCCCGCATAACCCGGCAGTGAACGTGTATACTCGTTGTCTTCCATAGCGCCAGGATTAGTCTGAAGCGCAATTTCCACGGGTGTAGCGCCGCGAGCGGGCGCGCCCATAGGTGCGGCAGGCATAACGCCGCCGCGAGGGCCGCCCACAATACCCGGCGGCGTGTAGCCGCCGACTGGGCCGGCAGCCGCAGGATAGCCTTGCGAAGTGTTGGGGTCTACGATAACCGCGCCGATCCCTGGCACGTTGACGACCGTTGGCTTGATCGTGACCGCCGCTTCCGAACCAGGGACAACTTGCGCCGCGCCACCACCGTACTCAGGCACATTGAGTATACGTGTAGTTGTGCCCAGATTTTGCAGCATGGGATTATTTTTATACCGTTTGTCGGCTTCGACAGTCTTAATGCCGGTCTGCCGTTGCCATTCAGGAAACTGCGCGGGGTCAGCGGGCAAAGATGCCACCACTTCCTTTAGACCGCCCAAAAACATATCGTTTTGAAATTGCGGCGCCGCTGCAATGCGCTGCGCAAACGCCAAAAAATCTTCCGGCGAATTGGAGTTAGCCGCCGCCGTGTAGATGGCTTGATTGAATAGCTCGCCGGTTTTAAGTGACTCAGCCGTAGCTTCGGACGTTGCTTTGTTTAGCTGCGGAACGGCCAGCGCCGCAGCCCGCGATTCTTGCGTCCGCGCGATATCCAACTGCTGCTGCTGCGCCGCTGCCTGACGTTCAGCAGCGCGCTGCTGCGACATCATGTTGATGAACTGCGCGCCCTGCTGGATCGCAGGCCCCAAGAAGTTGCCTTGCGGTGCGCGGGCTTGAAGGGCGATTGCTTGGTTAGCCATTGTCCGTCCTTAGTTAGCCGCCGATGCCACGGTACGCGCCCGGTGGGATAGGCGTCATACCGCCGCTACCGCCGGCGCCGCGGCCCAATGAATTAAAATAGTTCATCTGCGCTTGCATCAGTGGGTACGACGCTGCCGCTTGGCCGATGCTGCTTAGTGCGCCGCCCAGTGCGTTGGCCTGACCGACGTACCCAGACGCGCGGGCTTGACCGGCACCCAAAATGTTGCCTTGTTCATTCTGGCTCGACTGACCGACATCGCGCGTCATGACGTTGGTCGCCGACTGCCCCGCGCCCATCAGCGACTGAAGCGGGTTCAGACGCGCGTTGCGCTCGATCTGGTAGCGGTTGAAGGCGTTGCCATACTCTTGGCTGGCCAAGTCCTGCCCAAACCGCTGGATGCCGCGCAGCGTGCCACCTGACAGCAGATTGCCGCGCGCCGACGCGCTGCGCTCCAGCGCACGCATACCTTCCGCTTGGCGGAAAGCGTAGCCTGGGTCTTGCTCAAAATCAGTCTGGCTAAATGGCTTGGCCAGACTGCCGTAGCCTTCCGCTGATGCGTCGCCGCCGATCCCCAGCAACTGCATGATCTGCTCTTGCGCGGTCAGGCCAGCTTGACGGAACGGTTCTTGCAGCCCGATCTGGCGCTCCAGCATCCGTTCGTTGGCGGCCTGCGCTTCGCGCGCAGATTGCGCTTGGACGTTGGCAGCCTTTTTGGCACCGCCGGCTGCGATCAAACCGCCGCCCAGCGTTGCCACGCCGCCAATAACTGCTGCTGCTACGGCTGACATTTCACTTATCTCCTACCGACAGCGATAGCGCCTGTCTGTAATCCACGGTTATCTCCGCGCCGACACTACTACCTTTGCAGCCAGAAATCGACTGGCTTGAGAACAAAAAAATATCGCCGTTGTCGCTTTTGACCATAACGGCGTTCGGCGTTTTTGAGTGGTTGGTAAACCGCCCAGCCGGCGTGCGTTTGCCGCCAAGCCTAGCCGGGGCAATCAACTCATGCGCGGCGATGTCGCCAGTGGCGAACACACCCTTGCCGTGGATCAGCGACGGCGCCACCATCATCTTGTAGCCGCCGTGCGGCAGCGGAATCTGGTCGCTCTCATCCGCCGATATGGCCCAGACCGTGTCGGCGTCGAAACCAAACTCAGCAATTGCTGCGGCGAAGTCGTCCTGATCTGTATGAGTGTCATACGACAAAAGCAGATCGTTGGCTTTTTGGGCTTCCTCAAAGGCAATGCTTTTGTCCAGAAGCTGCGCCTCCAGCGTTTCCACATCTGTCTCGTCGGTGGCGTACACGTTCTGCCAGCGCACCGTCTCATGGATGTAGGCGATCTTGCGCCCGGCGCCGCTTACAAACGTCTGCGGTGCGGTCAGTTCGGTGTGGCCGCCGTCTTGGCCGATCAGCGTGATGCGGCCTTCCAGCATAATGTTGATGTGCGGGGTCTTGTGCCGATGCCCGATGACATACGCCCCGGTTGGCAACACAACTTCGCGGATGTAAACGCCTGGGCCAAAGTGGTGATGAACTGGGCAGTCAGCCTGTTCATGCTGAAGAAAAGCCGTTTCCAACTTCTCAACGTCCGCTTCCGTAAACGGCGCGGTCGGCACAAGGTCATCAACGCGCGCCAACATCAGCTAATCTCACGTCCTGACGCGCGGATGTTGATCGTCAGCGGCGCCGACGCCAGCGTCGAGATAAACCCATTCGGGTTCAGGACGTGGCCCACCAGTTCCGGGAACGTGTAGGTTTCGGACGGCTGGAGCGTCTTGGTCTTCACGATCAGGTTCTGCGTGCCAGAGGTGTCGGCTGCCGTCACCAGGTTGACGCTGATCGACGCAGCGGACGCGCCGTAGTTGGTGGCCGTAAACTTGTCGATGATCGTCGTCACGTTGGTCGCAGTGTACTGCGTGGACTGCGTATCTTCGGCGACCTTGGCCGGGATCAGGGCTTTGGCGGTAACAGACATGGCCTATCCTTATACTGCTTCGGCGGCTAGTTCGATGTCCGCCGCCGCCAAAATGGTGGTGGTGCCGATACGCCGGATGCCGACATTGAGCGTTGCGTACTGAAGTGTGGTGGTGCTGACCAGCCAATTGCGTGTCGATGTCAGCGCCAGCCAAGTGTCGGTGGCTGAACTGCCGCCGCTCAATGACCCTGACACTAGGCTGGCGTACACTTCGTAGTTGGCCGCCTGCGACGCCGGGACGCACCAAGCATACAACAGTGTGGCACCGCCGCCGTTGACGATCTGAAACGCATTGCCGCTGCTGTTAAGCTGATACTGCGCCGACGCGGTAAGCCCGATGTTGATGCCCGTGATCGTTGCGGGATCGACCGTGATGGTCACGGCAGACGCGGCCCCACCCGACGTACCCAGCAAGGACAGCACCGCGCCGCTCATCAGGACAGCCCTGCGCCAGTGATGGCCCACACGGTCGTGTCCACCTTGACGCACGTCGCCAGGCCGTAGTTGGCCAGCGTCCGCGTGCCGGTGTTGGTCGTGCCAGCCTGCCGCAACGTGTCGGTCGTGATGCCGATGCTCTGGCTGCTGCCGCTGTTGTTGTAGATGACAACCGTCGCGCCAATCGGGAACGCCGCTGCGCTGTTGGCCGGAATCGTGACGCCGCCGGTGGTGATTGAGATGTGCTTGCCGTTGTCGGTCAGCGC